GGGAACTGGAACAGCTTGGGCTTATCAGGATCGAGCGGCGCAAGCGCAAGTCGCCGCGGATCACCACCTTACACACAACCGCCAACCCTGAGGAAGCATGAGACGCAGATGTGCAACCGCCTTGCATCCGTAGGTCTCATATCATGAGACACCGGCGTGCATACGGTCTCTAGTCTATATGTCTTCGTCTTAAATATATATCGTGGGTACCCCTTGGGTGCGTGTCATTGGCAGAGGGAAATGCGGGTCTGGATCTTCGGGGCTGGACGTTCGCACTCACGCCGCCCTTGTACCGATAGCGATCATTCCAAGCGGCCGATTTGTCGTCGGATCTACGTTATAGGTCCTACAGCTTACGCGGACGAACCAAAGCGCACGCCGCGTTCCTTCGCGCGCTTACGGCCTTCCCCCGTGCGTCGCGCTCGAATTCGGCCGCACGTGTCCGACGTCGGGATTGCCCCTGCGGCCGGGCTATCGAAGCCGAGCGTGACTCGTCGCCCCGTATCGGATGGACGCTTCCTGTCCCTACAAATTCGAGAGCTTCTCGCTTTGGAAGTTGTCCGAGATGCGGCTGGACGACTTCGTCCAGAATAGAGGCGAGGCCCTTGCGCCGGTGTCCAAAGCTCTTTTAGAAGCGCATGCTCGCTTCCAGACGAATTGAACGACCGAAGGCAGTCGAGGGGGGTGCCGCAACTCCAGCGCCTGCCGTCGAGTGGCGGCCGATGCTATGGCTGCTGAAGGATGAGCGTAGCAACGAGCCACACCACGGTGTACGAAAAAACCCTTCGAAATTGCATTGCCGAAATCCCAACAAAACGCGTCATTTTGGATGCTTGATTAGTGCTCTTCCCAAATGGGAGGGATTGAGCCATGCGTCGAGCGGTTATCTACCTTCGGGTCTCCACCCTGGATCAGACCACGGCCAATCAGGAGCGTGAATTGCGCGAGATCGCTGACCGCATGGGTTGTGAGATCGTCAAGGTCTACAAGGACCATGGGATTAGCGGTGCCAAGGGGCGGGACAAGCGTCCGGCCTTCGACAAGTTGTGCCGTGACGCCGCACGGCGGGAATTTGACGTGGTTATGGTCTGGTCGGTCGATCGGCTGGGCCGCAGTCTGCAGGATTTAGTTGGCTTCCTCTCCGAGCTGCACGCGCTCAGGATCGACCTCTTCCTGCGTCAACAGGGCCTCGACACCACAACGCCCGCGGGTAAGGCGATGTTTCAAATGATGGGTGTTTTTGCCGAATTTGAGCGGGCGATGATCGCTGAACGAGTCCGTGCCGGGCTTGCGCGTGCTCGGAGTGAAGGTAAACGTCTCGGACGGCCCTCGATTGCCCCTGCGCTCGAAAAGCGAATCCGTGAGGCCCTGGCGCTCCCTGGCCGGCCCGGTGTGCGCGTTATTGCCAAACAGTTTGGGGTCAATCCGGGCACGGTGCAGCGCATCAGCCGCCCTTTCGCCGCCGCAAGCATCGGCGGCCTGACATAGCCCCCGCGCGAAAAAGGCGCGTGACCTAACTCGTCCCGGTAACTCGCACGATTTCACTCGGGCCGTAAGACCGCCTTGCCGTTCCGGCTTTGTTCTGTTATACAGAACGTCGTTCTGTTCACCAGAATAGGAAATCCAATGGCCCGTCCGAAACCATCGGCTCCGCAGTGGCAGCCCGGCCACTCCGGCAACCCAAAGGGCCGCCCCTAGGCAGCCGCAATAAGCTCAATGAGAAATTCATCCTCGCGCTACACGACGACTTCGCGAAGCACGGGCCGGCTGTCATCGAGAAGGTGCGTGAAGCGCGGCCGGAAATTTATCTGAAGGTAATTGCGTCAATCCTACCGAGAGAACTTCATTTCAAGAGCGCAAACGCTTTTGATGGGATGAGCGATGAAGAGCTTAGCACGCTCCTTGTCGACGTTAGACGGTCACTCACTGCTCGGGCTGGAGAAGGCAGCCCAGCGGGAAGCGACACGCCGAGCGTCGGCTCGAAGCTTAATTGACTTCACCTGCTACACGTATCCCAGATACGAGCCTGCAGGCCTGCATAGGCAAATCGCCGAGCAGCTCGAACGTGTCGAGCGCGGTGAGATCGACCGGCTAATGCTGCTGGTGCCACCGAGACACGGGAAATCCGAATTGGCCAGCCGGCGTTTTCCCGCTTGGTACTTGGGCCGGCATCCCGAACAGCACTTCATTTCTGCATCTGCGAGCTTTGCGCTCGCCGAAGATTTTGGCCGCGAGGTGCGGAACCTGATGAAATCGGAAGAATATGCGCAGGTGTTTGACGTGCAACTCGCCGAAGATAGCCAGGCGCGCGGACGTTGGAACACGGCGCAAGGCGGCAGCTATTACGCCGTCGGCGTTGGCGGCGCGCTCTACGGACGCGGAGCGCACATAGCGCTGATCGACGACCCCTTCAGCTCAATGGCAGACGCGCGCTCGGAGCCCATTCGCCGCGAGCTTTATAGTTGGTACACGGGCACGCTCTACAACCGCCTCGAACGCAAGGGAACCATCGTTATCATCGGCCATAGGACACATCAGGATGACCTACAGGGACGGCTGCTCGCTCAACAAGCTGCCGGCGGTGACCAGTGGACGGTCGTTGAGCTTAAAGCTCTATCAGCGTCGGGCGGGGCGTTGTGGCCGGAGAAGTTCGATAGCGAGGCGCTGGCCCGCATCAAGGCGAACACGACTGCACAGGACTGGGTCGCCCTCTATCAGCAGGAACCCACACAAGAGGTCGGCTCGTACTTCAAGGAGGACTGGCTCATTCCGGTCCTCGACCTTCCGCCACGCAGCGTCCTGAACGTCTATGGCGCATCCGACTACGCCGTCACCTCCAACGGCGGCGACTACACCGTGCATGTGGTGATTGGCATCGATCCGAAGCGGCGGATGTTTTTGCTCGACCTCTGGCGGCAGCAGACCTCGTCCAATGTGTGGATCGAGGCGTACTGCGACCTAGTTATAAAATGGAAGCCTATCTTCTGGGCGGAAGAAAAGACGCAGATCACGAGCGGCGTTGGTCCTTTCATAACGGCACGGGCCAGAGAACGGCAGGCATATACAAAGCGCGAGCAGTTTCCGACACGCCACGACAAAGCGGTTCGAGCACAGAGCATCCGTGGCCGCATGGAGCTGGAGGGCTTGTACGTGCCTGCCCGTGCGCCATGGCTAGCGGACCTGAAGGGAGAGCTGCTGGCCTTTCCAAGGGGTAAGCATGATGACCAGGTCGACGCGCTGGGCCTCGCCGGTCAGCTCTTGGACAAGTGGGCTCCGGGAGGCGTGCCGAAACTCGAACCTGGTGCCTTCCGCCCCCCGCCCATTGACTACGTCGCACTATACCCAAAGCCTGACGAGCCGCTGCTGAATGTCAAAATCCTCTGAGCAGGCCCCGCAATCAGGCTGAGGGGCGACCCCTGGCAAGCGGAATGGGCAATACCGTCACGGCGAGTGGACCAAGGCCGCGATTGCCGAGCAGCGGAACGGGGGACGTATTGACGCTTTTCTCCGCAAGGGTACGAATAACTTAACGTCTATGGCGGATAACCCGGCTACCCCCGGGCCTGACCCCATGTGTATGGATCAGAATGCGTTGGAGTGGGCAACCGCTTGGATCAAACATCTTGGATCAAACATAAGGAGCCGCCGAAAGGTAAGGTCGGCTTCATGTATAAGGTAAGGTCGGCTTCATGTATAATGCCCGCGGGTAGAGGATCTCAGACGTGGACGAGTTTGATTGGCAAGGCACCCGTTGGGAGCCGATACCACATACGTTTTGGATCGGAAATGCTTTAGTTGTAGGCGGCTGGTGCACCGACCGGTAGTATGAGTTGCAGCGACGCTTCGATCGCTCACTGTATCGACCCAACTACTACTCCTTTGTGAGAAACTGTAGTGCCAGCGACCCCCAATCTACCAACACCCAACTTCACGTTTAACCCCAATGCACCGGGCGCATGCATCGCCGGCGTGAGACCCTATCGCAACTCCTCATATCGCCTCGACGCCGAGACCATCTCCGGCAAATTCATCGTCCACAATTACGGGCACGGCGGTGCCGGCATAACATTGAGCTGGGGTTGCGCCGCCAAGGTGCGCGACATCGTCCAGCAACATCTCGTTACATCCCATGACACAAAGGCCGCCGTGCTGGGCGCCGGCGTGATGGGCATGACGGCCGCGACGCTGCTGCGCGGTTTGGGACTTACCGTCAAGATTTATTCGGATCGCAAGCCGAACGAGACCACTTCCTCCAAGGCGGGCGGACAATGGGCCGTCTCGGTCGTCGAATTCAGGGGCAAGGAGCAAGAACTCGGGGAGATCATCAGGGCCTCCTATACGACGTTCAAGAACAGCATTGGCCAGGGCTTCGGCGTTTCACTGCGGCCGAACTACACCGCTACCCGATCGCACAATCTCGATATCGTGCTGCAGTTGGCGCCCGGTCTCATCCCCGACCCGGTCCCGCTGCCGCGAATGCCCTTCGAAGGACACACCCAACCCGGATTCGAATATCAAACCCTGCTGATAGAACCGCCAATTTTCCTTCCGCGACTTGAAGCGGATTTGCGGGCAAATCAGGTCGCTTTCGTGCACAAGGAATTCACGAGCAGATCCCATATCCTGACGTCTTTGACAGAGAACATCATCATCAATTGCACCGGGTTGGGCGCGATGACGCTGTGGAGCGACCCCAAGATGGCTCCCATCAAGGGCCAATTGGCGATGCTGCCGGCGCAGCCAAATCTGCAATATCTCTATGGCCAGAACGGATACATGTTTCCGCGCACCGATCATCTCGTCATCGGTGGAACGTTCGAGGTCGGCGTGAACGATGAGACTGCGGACAAAGTCGTTTGCCAGGACCTCGTCGATCACATCAAGTCCCTGTTTGGACAGGCGCCGATCAGGCCGCTTTCTGAGATCCATATCCATCATCCGATGCATGCTCCGATCGTCAACCCAGCCATACCGGGCGTCTGAGATTTTTCCGGCAAACAGTGCGCAGGGATCATCAGGGGTAGGCCATTGATCTCGAGGGGCTCGAGGCCGAGGACGCGCCCGACCGCCGCAGGCGATCGACCGCCAAGGCCATCTGGTCCTCGATGACCTCGGTTAGGGCCGCGCGGGCCCCCCGACAGATGTTCCAGGAGATTCTGCGGCTCATCACGGAGCTACGGCCGCAGCCACCGCCCGCGCCAGCAGGAAGCGTTTGATTGTCACGCGTTCAAGCGC